CAAGCATCAGCTGGTCTTAAGCTTCTTGTCCCGGAGGGAAGCGTAGATGACGTTGGTCAATTGGAAAGAGATTGGGCTAACCCAAATGCTGTATTAGAATATAATCCAGAATTTGGAGAACCACACTTTCCTGCACCACAACCGCTTGCTGGCGAATTTTATCATTTAATAGATAGGGTGGAACATTATATAGATTTAAATTTTGGAATTCCTGAATTAATGCAGGGATTCAAGGAAAAAGCTCCTGACACAGTAAGAGGAACAGCTATGCTTTCGGAGATGGGAGAAAGCCGTGGTCGTTCTAAATTAAAAGATATAGAGGGAAGCTTAAACCAACTTGGAAGATGTATATACAATATAGCAAAAGGACATTATAAATTCCAAAAAACATTTAGAATCGTGCAACCTAATAATGACTTAACTGAATTTGCAGTTAATAATAGGTTGTATGATGACAAAACCAACGAACTGCAGACGATTGATAATGATATATCATTAGGTCAGCATGATGTTCGTATAATATCAGGATCGACTTTACCGTCAAACAAGATAGCAGAATACAATATGTATCTTGATGCGTATAAGTTAGGATTGATAGATGATGTCGAGGTCTTAAAGAAAACAGAGATCTATGACAAAGAAGGTGTATTGCAACGCAAGGGTATGATGGCGAAAATGCAGTCACACATACAACAACTAGAAGGTCAAGTAAAAGAGCTTACTGGTGACTTACAAACAGCAGACCGCGAAGCGGTTCATGCTAAGAAACAAGTTATCACTGAGAAATTTAAGACCGATTTGAACGAGATTGCCTCTGACGCTAAGTATAAGGAAAGAGTCAAGATTAATCAACTAGAAAGTGTGATTGACAAAGCAGATGTTCGTGCCGAAGCTGTGTTAGCTGTACAAAAGGCGAATAAAGGGAGCTCCTCCAAGAAAGGGAGCGCACAAAATAAACAATAATCATAGGTTTAACTTCTTCGCGGTATCTACGGGTGTCGTGAGTTAAAGAAGAAATCTAAAAGGAGGTTATATGGGAGATCAAGTGCAAAATAGTGTAGTTGATAGTTCCGAAAGTAATATTCAGGCAACAACCCGTGATGGGTTGGATGTGTCTATGCCAGACGTTGAATTGGCATCTGAAGTCACAAGTGTTCAGGATGTTGTCATTAATGAAGGCAATTCTCGTCCACCTAATTTAATTGTTAAAGAAGGAGATGAGGGCCAGATTGATTATGGAACTGATTGGGAAAATGAAACTCGAAAGTTTCAGTCTATGTACGATAAACAAAAGGCTGATTATGAAAAACTTCAGGGTGACTATAAGAATCTTCAACCGATGTCTGAATTACAACAAGTTCTCGAATCGAGACCTGATGTTGTTGAGGCAATACGTGATAAATTAGAAGGTAAAAGTTCTCAGGAAACTATACGCGAACAGGATGACCCCAACTCAGTTGACGAGTCATCTTTTGACCCATGGGAAGCCTATTATAAACCGGAGTCTGCCTCATATAAGATGAGGACGTCTCAGGAGAAGGCTTTAGTAGATGAGGCTGTTGGACAACATATGTCTCAAATACAAGGCCAAGTTGCGTTGCAGAATTTGCGCAATGAGTTATCTAGTAACTACAACATGCAGGATGAAAAGGATATCAATGATTTTATTGACTTTGCTACAACACCGAGGGATCAATTACCAATTGACTTGTTAATTGATGTTTATCGGAAGCATTATAATAAAGGAACTGATAATATTTCTCCAAATATGGAAGCAGTTAAAGCAACTCAAAGCATTCCACGGACTGCTGGGATTCTTCAGGGTGGTGAAGCACCAAGAAAGAATGAACAGGATTCCGCTTGGGATAGAATTTTGCAAGCTGGGCAAGCAGGGAGAATTCCCTAATTAATATAATCAAAAATAGGAGGTAACACATGGCTGTTACAAGTGGAGTAAAATCCAGTTATGACATTACAGCTGCTGCTGCTACTGCTGGTATTGGGCAAGCGCCTGATCGCCGCCGATTATACGATTTTTCAGATAAGGTTGCTGAATTAGCACCCGAAGAATCACCGTTTTTTGTATACCTTTCAAAAGTTGCAAAAGTACCAACGGATGATCCTGTATTCAGGTTTCTAGAAAATCGTTCCAAGATTGATTGGACTACTCGTAACTTTAAAATGGCTGCTGGTGTAAATGGGGGCTCTGCTGTAAGCGCAGGAAGCTCTTATACATTTACAGTTGATGCAGATGGTGCTACGGGTGGAACAGCTTCTGGCGGTGCGTCGGTTGATTTCCTTACAAAAGGAATGGTTTTTGCCGTAAATACTGTTAGTGGAGCTGCTGGCTATTCACAGACTTTAGTCCGTGTAGAAAGCGCGCCTGCTGACTTAGGCACATCTACTTCATTTACTGGTAAGATTATTAATATATCTAATACAGTAACTTCTGGAGATAGTGCTATTACGGGTGAAGACATTATCGCTGATAATGATAATTGTCAAGTAATTGGCACTTCATTCCAAGAAGGAAGTGGATCACCTGATGTATGGTCTAGCGAAATCGAAGATGATTTCGGCTATACGCAGATCTTTAAAACCGCAGCTGAAATGTCAAATACGGCAATTGCTACTCGTTATCGTGGTTATGCAAATGAATGGGAGCGCATTTGGGCTCTTAAACTTCGTGAGCATAAGGTGGATATCGAAAGGTCGTTGCTGTTTGGGCAAAGAGCTCGTGTAAGCTCTATTCAATATACCGAAGGGATTGTTGGACACATTCTAAAGAATGGTAAGGCAATTATTGGTACTGGCGATATGAGTTACACGGCTGGCGAACCGTATTTTAGGAGTGTAGGTAGTTCAGAGTTGACGTATGATCGTTTGCTTTCAGATATGGAAGTAATGTTCGACCCAGCTCGTGGTGGAGCAAGTGAAAAGTTAGTTCTTGCAGGTCTTCCTGTAATAACTTTCTTTAACAAACTTGGTTCAAGTTCATTCTTGAGTGCAAGTATGTCTCATAATGCTAGTGCCGCTTTAAGTGGAGCTGCTACAACTACTAACCAAGCCCCATATAGAATGGCACTGGAAGAACGCGCAGGCGCCTTTGGTCATAAAGTATATACCATTGAAACTGTTCATGGTACGATGCATTTGGTCAAAGAACCGCTATTCCGCGGTATTTCTTCCAACTTTATGGCGATGGTTGATATGAGTAAAGTATCTTACAGACCATTGGTAGGTAATGGAATTAATCGCGATACGTCAATTTTAACTAACGTACAAAACTCTGATGAAGACTTGAGAAAGGATATGATCCTTACCGAAGCAGGCTTAGAAGTCACGCTTCCAGAATCTCACGCACTTTATCAGGTAGAACTGTAAGGAGGTTAATGAATGTATAACAAGTCATTAAATTCTAGTAGTGGAAGTCACAATACTAAAAAACGCGCAATACAGAAAATTGACAATGGCGCTGCTGTAACAAGAACATTAACGGATGCTGAGTCTGGGACTCTATATCTTGTTGATATGTCAACAGTAGATAACGATGTTGCAATAACTCTGCCAACAGCTTCAGGTTCTGAAGGTGTATGGTATGATTTCTGTTTCACGGTTGATTGTGATGATGATGCAGATTTTTCTGTAACAACTGGCGCTGATGGAACTGATATATACGGTTACATTGTCTGCGGTGCTGCAAACAGTACGGTTGACGATGTTGATGGATTATCAAAAATAACTGTAGATGGTTCAGTGGCACAATCGACAGAAGGAATGCAACTCTCATTCTTATGCGATGGTACCAATTGGCATCTTAGCGGATACAATGTTACTGCAATTGGAACTGTTCTTATTGTAGAATCTGCTAGTGCTTAATTACCTGAATATATAAAGGTAAACAGTTTTGGATACTGTGGGGCTGGCTGAATAAAGGGTTGGCCCCAAAAATCCTAAAAATTTTAAACTTGGAGATATTATGGCTGCTTATGCTAACGTAAAAGTGAAAGTACTTATTCACGAAGCTAACCCGGGCGAGGAAGATGGCTCAACGGGAACAATGGCGAGAGATGTTAAGGATTATGTAACATCTTTAGATTCTACTAGCAATAAAGTTTTATCTATTACCCACACTCAATTGCGTGGAGATAGAGTATTAACTATGGTTGTTGGTGGAGCTTAATGCCTAAATGCCAACATTGCGAAGAACCTAATCCGGAGCATTGGTTTTATTGCAGAGAGTGCGGTGAAAGGGCTTCTGTGCCAAAATTCACAACAAACTCTTGGATGAGGACTGAAGCTGGAAAAAGAACGGATGTAGAGTTTAATACTATTTCCTATGAAGAAAGCTTTGAGAAAATGAATAAAGCCGATAGTCGGTGGAAGGGATTTTAATATGCCTTATGGAAAAGGAACTTATGGAAGTAAAGTTGGTAGACCTAAAAGCACGAAAAAGAAAAAGAAGTCTTCTAAAAAGAAGAAGAAATAATTAGATGGCAACATTTAGCGCACAAGTAGTAGATTTAGTCGGTGCTTTCAGTGACGAAACTGCTTTAGATTCGTTTATCACAGAAGGTGCTAATGAAGTTATTAATGCTATGCCTCGCTCTATGCAGGAGCGCGTAGAGGAAGAAACAGC